GGATTCTGCTCCTAACACTGCCACTGCTCCTAGCCTAGCGCCATCGGGTATGGATGTTTGTTCGGTATCAGCTTCTGCTGGTGTTCAAACATTTGGTATTGGTATTTCAGGTGGTAAATCATTTAGAGACGAAAATTGTGAAAGAATTAAACTTGCAAGAGAGTTAAAAGCAAATGGCATGTCTGTGGCAAGTGTGGCATTATTATGTCAGGATCCAAGAGTTTTTGAAGCTATGATTCATGCAGGAACGCCATGTCCTTACAACGGTAAGATTGGTAAAGAAGCATCTGCAGCTTGGACTAAATATAATAAACTTAGACCTGACTACGATCAGTATGTAAAAGATTTAAAAGTCATAAAGGAAGTTGATGATGAAAAAATTATTATTGAGCCTATTTCTAATAGCGAATCTAAGTAATGCGTCTGAAATCACTACACCAAACCTCGTGGACCAAAATTTTGATAATGGCGGTTGGAGTGGTACTGCCGACGGGCGTCATGGGTCTGGTACTATTGCATCTGAGCATAACACATATATTCAATCAAATCCCGTAGCAGTTAATAATCATTTAACAAAAGACCAAATTAATTTTGGTTTTTCTGTTAATGCTAGTGAAGAAATCTGGCATTGGAATAATTATGACTCTACCGTACAGCGTACCATACGTGCAACAATATCAAATTCTACAGAAATTATTTCTCAAACTCGTACAATAAATTCTTCTGGTTGTGGCTCCATTAACTGTGGAGGTTATATATCTTATAGTGATACCATGATTGTTGGAGCAAATAGCGTAGATAATTATAATCTTGATTTACGATATGACTTTACTGATACATCTTTAAGAACAAACAATCACTATGGTGTAGATTTAAAAGAACCTGTCTTATCAGTAACTTATACAGAAAATCCAGTCATTTTAGAAACTTCCATAGTAGAAAATTTATCAACCTTTGATAATTTTTTATTAGAAGACATACGAACTTTAGATTTAAAGGAGGATTTTAAAGTTGAAGAAAAGTTTAAGATGGAAGAACCAAAGTTTACCTATGAAGAACCAACATTTAAAGCGCCAGAAAAATTTGAAACATATGAATCGCCACAATTAAAAGAAGAAGCAAGTACAGAAGTATTTCAAGAAACCAGCTCATTTATAAAGGAAAAGGAGAAGGGATCACCTCAGGAACAAGCTCCTCGTTTTGTTGAGGAAGGTCCTCGGGAACCACAAAACGTGGAGGAGGAACCATCATCATTACGGGCTGAACAGAAATCGAACGAGGAAGCAAGTACAAAGACAGAAACGCAGACAGAAAAAGAACAAACAACAGAAGCTGTAACTTACAACAAAGGCAACGTTTCAGGTGAGAAAAGATCTGTTTCATTAGTTAAGAGTATGGAGAAGATAGATGCACAAGTCAAGGATATTGGTAAAAACCTACAACTCAAGAACCTTGTTAAACTTAAAATAATGAGTAATAACGACGTTTTACAACTATATGCGAATATACAATTTTATAAACCAAAAGATATTTACAAAGATCAAGCTGATATTAGAGATAATAGAATATTATATGCTAATTCTACCCTCATTTCTTATACACAAAACGACCCTATCTTTACAAAAGAGCAAGAACTGTTTAACATTAAAGTTCAAAAAGAAAAATTATTGGAAGAAATAGAGATATTAAAAAAATGATTGGTAAATGCCAAGAGTGTGGAAAAGATTTTGAAAAGGAACAAGATCAAGTAAAACCATTTTGCAGTGATGATTGTAGACAAGAAGCTTTAGCTAAATTAGAATCAAGTATAGATGAATGCCTGAGTTGTCAATAAATGAAGGATCTTTTCAAGAGTACGATTATAATATAGAATACGAGGAGAAATGGAAAAAATTAAAAATCAATTGGCAGGAATTGCAGCCTTGGTTGGAGTTTTGGGCGCAATAGGTGCAGGATTCGTAACTTATGGAGAAATGCAAGAAAAATTAAATTCTCTTGCAGGCTTAGATTTAAATCCATTACTCAAAGAAGTAGCGTCTCAAAATGTTAAAATAGAAAAACAAAATAATAAAATCGCTGTATTAGAAAAAACAATACAGGTATTAGAACTTAATATCAAAGAATTAAAATTATCAGGAAAGAATCCATTAGCAAACTAATTTCTAAGAATAGATTATGAAACTCACTACAAACTTTTCTTTGGCAGAAATGACAGCGAGCCAAACGGCAGCTCGCAAAGGAATTCCAAATAATCCAACACCAGGTCAAATCGAAAATTTAAGAAAACTTTGTGAGTCTATCTTACAACCGATTCGTAATCATTACGATGCACCAGTTATCATATCATCAGGTTTTAGATCACCTGAGTTATGTGTTTTAATTGGTAGCTCAATTGATTCACAACACGCAAAAGGTCAGGCCGCAGATCTACAAGTTTCTGGTGTTGATAATGAAGCACTTGCAACATGGATTAAAAATAACCTTGATTTCGACCAGCTAATTCTCGAGTTCTACAAAAAAGAAGAAGGACCTCATAGCGGGTGGATCCATGTGTCTTACGAGGGCAAGGGCAATCGTAAGCAAAGTTTACAAGCAACGAGATCAGAAAAAACAGGAAAGACGGTTTATTCACCATGGTAATCGGAAGATCACAAATGACCAAACAAGTAGAAGGACAACTAAGAGGAGCTAGAGATGAGAAAAAAAGATCCAAAAACAGGAACAGGAAAAAAACCAAAAGGATCGGGCAGAAGACTTTATACAGACGAAAATCCTAGAGATACTGTAAGTATTAAATTTGCAACTGAAAAGGATGCAAGAGATACTGTAAGAAAAGTCAAAAATGTTTCAAAACCTTTTGCTAGAAAAATACAAATATTAACAGTTATGGAACAACGTGCTAAAGTAATGGGAAAAAACAAGGTAGCGCAAATTGCAAAAAAAGGAAAAGAATCCATACGCAAAAGTCGTAAGGTCTAGAAAATACCGACCACAAGTGATACAATCAAAAAAGTTATATAACAGAAAGAAGCTTAAAGATGACAAAACTATGTCCTAGAGGCAAAGCGGCCGCTAAAAGAAAATTTAAGGTTTATCCCTCAGCATATGCGAACGCATATGCCTCAAGAATATGTGCAGGAAAAATAAAAGATCCTTCAGGTGTAAAAAGAAAAGATTTTAAAGGACCAAAACCAGCAGGTAAAAAATTAGGTGGAGAAGCAAAAACAAAAATTAAAAAATTAATAGGTGGTCTGAAAAAAGCATCTAAGACACATGCTGGTCAAGCTAAAACATTAAAAACTTTAACAGCAAATGTTGGGAAAGCTATTAATAAATTTGAGGGAGCTAAACTAGCTGGTAAGAAAAAAGGTGGTTACATTGGTTCTCATATAAAATCTAATTTAGCAGGTGAGCCAGTTTCTAATAAATCATATGAGGATTATTATAAAGGCATGATCTAATGGCTAAGAGTGGACTAAAAAAATGGTTTAGCCAAAAATGGGTAGATATAGGATCTAAGAAAAAAGATGGATCTTTTGCAAAATGCGGAAGATCAAAGCAAAAGGCAGATGCTAAGAGAAAATATCCAAAATGTGTACCTGCAGCAAAAGCTGCATCCATGTCAAAGGGACAAATACGTTCTGCTGTTGCAAGAAAAAGAGCAGCAGGTAATCCTGGAGGCAAACCAACTAATGTTAAAACAATTATTAAAAAAAGAACTGGTGGTTCTATTACACAAGGCACATGTTGGGATGGATATAAACAAGTTGGTATGAAGAAAAAAGGAAAAAAAATGGTTCCTAATTGTGTAAAAGCATCAAAAGGTAAATACATTGGTTCACATATAAAATCTGATTTAGCAGGAAAACCAGTTTCAAACAAATCTTATGAAGATTATTACAAAGGAATGATTTAATGGCAACTTCAGGCACTACATCTTTTGATTTAAGTATTGATGAAATTATTGATGAAGCTTACAATAGAGTAGGTATCAGACCAAACTCTGGTAACGACATGAGAAGAGCAAGAAGAAATTTAAATTTACTGTTTGCTGAATGGGGAAACCGCGGTATCCATATGTGGAAAGTGGAACTTGATGAAGTGCAGTTGGTAGCCGGACAAGCTGAGTATACTGTAAATTCAGATGTAAGTGATGTCTTAGAAGCCTTCATATCTACAACTGGAAGCGCATCTGATAGTGCTTCAACTCAAGACATTTCAATAACCAAAATTGATAGATCTGCTTATGCAGCATTACCTAATAAACTCGCTACAGGTCAGCCATCTCAATATTATGTTGATCGTGTAACAACTCCAAAAATTTATTTGTATCAAGCACCAGACGCTTCAACTTACACTTTTTTAAAATTTTATGTAATTAAAAGAATTGAAGATGCGGGAGCATACACTAATGAAGCTGATGTTGTTTACAGATTTTTACCATGCATGGTTGCAGGATTAGCTTATTATTTATCTATGCAATACGATGCTCAAAGAACACAGATGTTAAAAATGGTATATGAAGATGAAATGAAAAGAGCTTTGGATCAAGATGGTGGAAGAACTTCACTGTACATTTCACCGCAAACTTATTTTGGAGATGGTGTCTAATGGCTGGTTATGCTACAGGTAAAAATTCAAAAGCAATATCTGATAGATCAGGTATGGAGTTTCCATATGATGAAATGGTTAGAGAATGGAACGGTTCATTAGTTCATACTTCTGAGTTTGAGCCAAAACATCCTCAGATTAGAAGAAAGAGAGTTGTAGCAGATAGAATTGCTTTACAAAATCCAAGACCTCAAGATTTTACTTTTAATTCTGGTGGTAAAAGATTTACTACAATAGATCTTACATTACCGGGTGTATTTGGATTTGAATCAAATGGAATGCAGCCTGATGATGGTGCAGAACAAAATAGAAAAAGACAGCTTGTCAGTAGAGCTGGTCAAGTAACCGTGGAGATATCATAATGGCAATTAGTTACTCAGATTTTTTAACTCAAGTAAGAAACTATACAGAAGTTGATTCAAATGTTTTAACGGACTCGTTGTTAGATCAATTTATAAGACAAACCGAATTAGATGTTGCAGGTAAAGTAGATTATGACGATTTAAGAAAATATGCTACGGCTAATTTTATTACAAGTCAAAGATATCTTTCATTACCAGCAGATCAAGTTATTGTAAGATCTATTCAAGTTTTCGATGGATCTGGTGACAGGGTATTTTTAGAAAAAAGAGATACAAGTTTTATATCAGAATTTAATAATAGTGGAGCAACGGGATTACCTAAATATTATGCAATGTGGGATGATTTCAATGCTGTTGTTGCACCTACTCCAGATAGTACTTATCAAGTACAACTAAATTACATTATTGATCCACCTCATTTTACATCTTCAAACACTACTTATATATCAACTTATCAAGATGGATTGTTGTTATATGGCGTTTTAGAACAAGCATTCTCTTACCTCAAAGGCCCGCAGGATATGTACACT